TCAATACATTTACAACATAATCACGAAACAGGAAAAACAGAAGGTGCAGTTCACAATTATTGTAATGCTGTTATGTGGCAATATCATAAAAGATAGTCGTTTATAAAGAATATAATATTATGAAAATAAAATTAACAAGACAAATCGATAGTGATTATAGGCAAAAACAAGAAATGTTTGTTGGAGAAGAAAAAGTATGGGGTGCTTCAGATTTAGCACAAGATTGTCCTGAAGACGCAACCTTAGATAGAGATATGACAAATGGTCTAGAAATTATAGACCTTATGAGATTATCATTTGAGGCTGGAAAAAATGGTGAAGATTTTATTTTTGAAATTGAGCCTATTAAAAATGTTTAATCTTATCTATTTCTTTAGTCCCCTATTATTAAAAAGATGTTATGAAAAAAATTACTAAAAAAGACAAAATTAAAAAATTAGAAGAAAGGATGGATGAATTAGATTCAATTATTTGCGATGCTGAATGTGCAGAATTTGAGATAATAGAACTTCAAAAGAAATATAAAAGATTAACAGGAAAAGAGTATTATTAAAAGTCGTATTAAAGGATTAAAGATATGGATAAGGTAAAATTAAGAGCTATTAGAAAAGACTTTAGAACTGAAATAGATGTTCGTAAAATGGATAAAGATGAAATGCCCGATGACGGAATTGTTTATTATTGCGATTATGATGGCGGAAATATTTACAACGAAGACGAGTTAATTATTCTAACCCCACACGAAATAAACGGGGATAAATAAAATGGAAAAGACATTTTACGAATATTACACAGATGAAAAGGTCAAAAAAATAATAGACCAATCAGACAGAAAATTAGAAAGATGGTTCGGTATTAAACCCATCACCCGAAAAAATAAGATGAGGAAATAAAGTGGTATGAGAAAGAATAATGATCAGATATTATATACAAATAGCTTCGCGGCCACGATCCGAACTAAACCAGGATCCGTTGGAATAAAGAGTTTGATGGTCAAGAATGTCAGATGGTATCAATATCAGCTCAATAAATTCAAAGAGGGTGAGAATGTTACGTTAGTAGTAACAAATAAGAAACCGAAACGTACAGAACAGCAAAATAGATATTATTGGGGGGTATATCTACCAATAATTGCTAAAGAAAGTGGTGAAGAGCAGAGAAATAAAAAGTACATTGATTTACTCCATGAAAGATTTGCTGGTGAATTACTAACAGAGGGAATATACGAAATATTCGGTAAAAAGGTTAGATTAAGAAAGAGTACGGCGCAATTATCAATAAGTGAATTCTGCAATTATATCATGGATATCGAAAGATTAACTGGCATAGAAGCGCCGCCGACAGAGATGTGGGGTCTTGATCCTCTGCCACGACCGACTCCGAGTTATCCACAAGAATGACTTGCATATACCAACCGCTTGCTGTATAATAATAATGTGTATAAATCGTGCGGAGGTCGCCCCTCTATGTAAGTGTTCAAGATCTATGGGTGGCTGAGAAGATTTATCTTCCGAGCGTGATAAGATATTTTACTTGAAAAATATCCTAACCAAATCCCATCGCGATTTATACCCAACCATTTAATAATTATGATTACAAAAAAGATTACAAAAAAAGAAATGAAAAATATGGCTGCAGAACTCGGTCGTCTTGGTGGCCGAAAGGTTGTCAAAAATAAGGGTAAAGCATACATGAGAAAAATTGGTAAGCTCGGCGCTAAAAAGCGCTGGGCTTCTGTTTCTATTAAAAAGTCGAAATTATTAATATCATAAAAAAATGGCAGAAAAAAAATTAACAAAAGAAGAATGGGAAAAGCAGAACGATTTAGAGAAAAGAACTCAAAAATTAAATGAGAAATTAATGCCAATATTAAAAGAATTGCATTTGACTCTTTCTGCAGAGCCATTCATCTATCAAGGAATGATAGTGGCCAAACCGACAGTACTTGATGCGGATACTTTTAATGAAAAAAACAAATTAGATCAATCTGCTCCGCAATCAAAAGAAGAAAAGAAAGTCGAAGAAAATCCATCTGTTAAGAAAGAAGAAAAAGGTGGGTTGGTAGAGGGCTAAAATGTTATACTTTATTTTAGGAATAATACTCGGATTTATAATAGTCAATGTAATTGTGGCTACGTTGATATTCTTCCGACATCCAATTAGTAGAAAAGTGGAAAAAATTATGAATACTCCAATATTTATAGCTAATAAACCAAAGGGATTCATAATCGAGCCAGAAAGCGATGCGGATGAGGCGCGAAACGATATAATTGAGAAAAATAAAAAAGCAGGTCGTGATACCAAAGTGAGTGATTTATTATGAAGAAAATAATTCCAAGAGGTAAACAAATTTTAATAAAAGTAAAAAAGGATGATTCTCACGAATCCGAAAGTGGATTGATCATCCCAACAAACGTTGAACGTGAGCAGAAAGCGATTGGAAAAGTGATTTCCGTAGGCCCAGATATCAAAGATATTAAAAAAGACGACGAGGTTATCTATGGCGCCTATGCTGGCGAGCACATAAAAATGAAAGAGGGTAAAGAAGAAGTCGAATACATTCTCTTGTTCGATGAGGATGTTCTTGCATTCTTAAAATGAGATACGGCAGAGATTTGGGTTGTCGATTTGGTCAACCCCATGATTTCAAATTATTACATGAAAATCCGCAGGTTAAATGGGAGGTATGCATGATTTGTGGAAAGAAAAAGAGATGGAATAAAGGATATAAAGGTAGAGTTCAGAATGTTGAATATCTTAAGGATCATGTAAGAAACTTTGCTCAAAAATTTGGCGCTACAAAGAGAATTTATATGAAAGTTTATAAAAAAGAAAAAACTATAATATATATATAATATGCCAAAAAGAATTTGCCATTATTATTGAAGAAAATAATATTAGAACATTAGATCAGGCATTAAATTGTGAAGAATTATGGAATATAAATAATGGTATTACATATTGTCGAAAGTGTCATGATAAAACTAAAAAATAATATATGAGTCAAATAACAGAAACAGATATTACAAAAGATAAAACATTTTCAGTGATTCAATCGGCTGTGAATCAATTAGTGGATATGGTTCGCCCAACATTCGGGCCTGCGGCCAATAAAGTTATTATTGATAAATCATTATATCGCATGGTTATTGATGATGGCGTTCAGATCGCCAGAGATTTTGAATTAAACGATCCGAATGAAAATGCCATCGTAAAAATTGTGAAAGAAGCGGCCATTAAAACAAATGATAGAGTGGGTGACGGTACTACCAGTTCATTGATTCTTCTACGAGCCATCATAAATGAAGTATCTAAAAAGACAAAAATTAATGGTGGTAAAATAGAATTGGAATTAAAGAAAGGATTGGAGGATGCTAAAAAACAATTGAATGAAATGGCGCGTCAGATTAAAACTAAAGAGGATCTTAAGAAAGTTTCTCTCATTTCATTTAATGACGAGAAGATTGCTGATATGATTTCTGATTTATATTATAAACTTGGCAAAGATAGCATAATAACCATAGACAAATCACCAACGATGGAAACAAAGGTTGAGATGTCAGAGGGAATAACCATTGATCGCGGATACGTTAGCCCATATATGATAATAAATCCAGATAGAATGGAATCAGTACTTGAAAAGCCATATATCCTGATAACAGATTATAGAATGACAGAGAATAATGACATTCTTCCGATAATGGAAAAAATGGTTAAAAAGAATAAAACAGAATTGGTAATCATTTGCGATAACATAGAGCAATCCGCATTAGCGACGGCTATTGTTAATAAAATTCAAGGGAAATTCTTGGTGGTGGCCATCACTGCACCTAATGGTTCCGATCGTAAGGTAGCATTAGAAGATTTAGCATTATTAACTGGCGCAAAGATGTTCACTGAATCAAAAGGCGATAAATTAGAAAGCGCCGAAATAGAAGATTTGGGTAGAGCTGAAAAATTCATATGTCGTCGAGATGAATCAATCATCGTGGGTCCGAAAGGAAATAAGTTTGAAGTTAAAAAAGCAACCGAAGATTTGAAATCAGCTATCGCAAACGAACAGAATGAATCAAGAAAGAATGAATTAAAACAAAGATTAGGAATGTTCACTAACACATTAGCGGTGATCAAGGTTGGCGCCACTACAGAATACGAACAAAAAGCTATAAAATACAAAGTAGAAGACGCTGTCAATGCTGTAAGAGTAGCTTATAAAAATGGAGTGGTTTGTGGTGGTGGAATTTCACTGGCCAGATTGCAAACATCAAGCCCAATATTAAATGAAGCACTAAAATATCCGATGAGGCAACTATGTGAGAATATGGACATAGAAGAATCAAAATTTGAAAGCCTTGCGGTCGACGAGGCATTAAACGTAATAACTGGTAAAAAAGGAAAGTTTATGGATGTTGGAGTAGTTGATCCAGTTGAAGTATTAATCGCTGGAATAGAAAATGCAGTGTCAATTGCATCCATTCTAATCACCAGTTGTGGCATGATCGTTCAAAGATTAAAAGGAGATGATTAATTTAAGAAAAAAAGTATTTGTATTTATAATCGTTATAATGGCGGCGGCCATATGGTTCGGCTGGATATTAAATTCGTCTATTGATAATATATTTGATACAGATCCGACACCGACACCGACACCGACACCAGAGATAACTGATGCACCTACAAATAAAATAATCCCAGATCCGATAGTAAGACCAATCGCAAATATTCCAACAGTACATGCATCTATCCCATCACCGACACCAATCATCCCAAATCAAATAATAAATAATGTCACAACCAATGTTTATGAAGACCCAGATCCGATTGTAATAGTGACATCAACCGCAACACCAACTCCGACACCGACTCCAATACCAGTGAAAATATCTATGGAAAGTTTGAAAATTATTAGTCCTATTCCAAGTAAAGGACTCGGCCGAGAATATCACTCTAGTCCAGAAGTTGTAGACGATAGCAATTATATCGAGATTGGATTGGTTGTGAGAAATAGTAATGGTGAATCAATTAAAGATGCACAAGTAACAGTCGAATCACCAGATCCATCACAAAATAAAACAATGGATGGCACTGGAAATATTGTTAAAATTTATAATAGTGGAATACCAGAAATGGTCTACTATTATCCGTATCATTACGAATTTAGAAATTCAGGAGTCCACGAAATTACATTCAAATGCAATGGTATGAATGAAATGGTTTCATTGAATGCTATATAAGGGAGTCCTTAAAAAATGTCAAAAGCAAAACAAGTATTAGAAGATATTTTAATAGCAATCGTAGATAATAAGAATGCCGTAAGAGTCGATCAAACAACCGATGAAATGGGCGTATTATTATCAGTCAAAGTTTCACCCAGAGATATGGGTTTAATAATTGGTCGCGACGGTAACATTATTAATGCCATCAGAACAGTTGTTAAATTCATTGGGTTCAGAGAAAGATCAAGAGTCAATATCAAGGTTATTGAGCCAGAGGGAAGAGTGCGAGAGTCGAATTCATTTGAAGATCCACTCGATCTTAAAATGGGTAAATTTTAATAAAATTCATGGAAATAAAAGAAGTCGCATTATCAGCAATAACTCCGTATACAAAGAATGCCAAAGATCATCCTAAAAAACAAATTGAGAAAGTGGCCGCCTCAATTAGAGAATTTGGATTCAATCAACCGATAGTAGTAGACAAAGATGGAGTGATAATCGTTGGCCACGGCCGATATCTTGCCGCCCAAGCGCTAAAACTTGACGTAGTTCCAGTGCTTGAAGTAGACCTCGACGAAGAACGTGCAAAGGCGTATAGATTAGCCGATAACAAGTTAAATGAATCAGAATGGGATAGAGATATTGTGATAGAAGAATTGAAATCAATGTCATTAGAAATGATTGACCTGACTGGCTTTGATTCAAATCTAGTACTCGAAACAAAAGAAGATAAACCTGACTTGGCCAGCGTAGGCGAGCCTCGAAGTCAATTAGGCGATATCTACGAATTAGGAAGACACAAAGTGATATGCGGCGACTCGATGGATGAAAATACTTATAAGAAATTACTTGGCGAAGAAAAACCAAGATTGATATTCACAGATCCTCCATACTCAATTGATTATCATTCAGTAAATAAGAAAGGCAAAGGATTAGGTGGATATTCTTACAATAGTGAAAAGTTTGGTGGTACAGGCGGAAGAATATTCAATGATGATAAAACTCCGCAAGAAGCATTGGAATTCTACAGAAAAGTATTGCTTCAACTGCATAAATTCTCTACCGATGATGCGACTATATACTGGTGGTTTGCTACAAGATTGACTGATATCAACATGCAGGCATTGCGAGAAGAAAAATGGCATTACAGTCAAACAGTCTTCTGGCTTAAGAATTCATTAATATTCTCACCTGGACAGTTGTTCCATAGAATATACGAGCCGTGCATGGTTGCTTGGAAAGAGGGTAAAGTCCATTTTCAAAACAGAGTATTCTCAAATTATTCTGAATTCTGGGCTTTAGATAAGAAAACATTCCCAGATTATCTCGATGTTTGGTACTCAAAAAGAGATAATGTGAATGCATACATCCATCCAACACAGAAACCAGTGCAATTGGCCGAAAGAGCGATAAAACGATCAAGTGACAAGAATGACATCGTTATTGACGCGTTTGGCGGATCTGGTAGCACCTTAATCGCATGTGACCAATTGGATAGATCGGCGCGATTGATAGAATTAGATCCAAAGTATGTTGATGCTATCGTTGGAAGATGGTGTAAGTATAAAGACGATCCAACAGTCGTTAAGAATGGCAAATCAATTCAATGGACAGTGTAAAAAGAAAAAATAGAGTTAGTTCAGTGGTGGATGAATATCTAAAGAAATGTTTAGATGAAGAAATTATAACATATCTTAATTCTGTGTTAATTTCTCCAAAAATAACTATCATGGACAAAAAAGACATCACTATCTTTAATATACCCACAAAGGTTAATACTGGCTATAAATTGGTGTGGTTCTTATTAAAAAGATTTGTTTTAGGAAAAAAGGTTGATGTATCTATAAAATATCATGGAGCAAACAGAGAATAAACAACAGAATAATGATAAAGGAGGAAGACCAAAAGGCGCCACAAAGCGGTCAGAAATTAATAAAAAAATAGGAGAGGGAGTGTCAAAATTGGATGAAGAAAAAGTCCAAAAGTTGTGTGATGCTTTTGCTATTGACTTAACTATCGAAGAAGCTTGTGATTATGCAGATATTTCTAAACAAACATACTTCAATTGGGTAGAAAAAAAACCTCAACTTTTAGACCGATTTGACACCTTTAAGAGTAAGCTTTCGATCAAGGCAAAATACAATATTGCCCAAAGGATTCATGCTGGTGATGTTCCATTATCTGAAAGATATCTGGCCAGAAAACAACCAGATGAATATGCTGACACGTTAAGAATAAAGCATAGCGGTGAGATAAGTGGAGATATAAGTAAAGAAAAGAAAGATGCCATTGCTAAATTCCACGAAAGCTTAAAAGAAATCAATAAAAAGAAAATAATGCAAAAAGCCAAAGAAGATGGCGAATTACCATGAGAATAATTAACGAAAAACCTCCAATATACGATAAAATACTCGCAGTAGGAATGCTACCGCATGCAGGCGTGGTTTATACCTACGGTGATGCGATTTATAACCCCTCTGGCGCAGTTTTGCCAGAATACCTCATAATACACGAAGAAGTGCATATGACACAGCAGGGTGACCACCCAGACACGTGGTGGGCGAGGTATTTAGACGATCAGCACTTCAGAATCGAGCAGGAACTCGAAGCTTATGCTAAACAATATGTTTTTATCTGCAGATTCGTCAAAGATCGCAACCAACGTGCAAAAATACTACTTCAACTCGCATGCAGTCTATCAGGCCCAATCTATGGCAAGGTCGTGAGCCAACAATGGGCTTATGAAGAAATTAAGAAGAAATCAAACGTAAAATGAGTGATAATTGTAAGCATCAATTTTTTAATATGTTAGCGGATTATAATGACGAAGAAAAGAAATTATTCGTTATTGTCGTCTGTGTTTATTGTGGTCAAGTGAGAAAGATATGGCAGGATGGAAAGGTAGAAATAACAAAAGAATATGGCGAAATCAAAAGACCAAAACAAAATAAAGGAGTATAGAGATATTCATGAATGGATTACACTCGAAGAAATCAAAAATGAAAAAGGCGATCCGATAGAATTTGTATCTCATCCGTTCCTTTTTGACATCTATTCAGATCAATCGCAGTTCTTAACAATTATGAAAGCGGCGCAGGTAGGACTCTCTACTCTCGCCATTCTTAAAAATCACAATGATGCCAAACAAGAGAAAATGGATATCATCTACACTCTGCCGACTGATGGCGATGTGAAGACATTCGTGGGCGGTAAAGTAAATCGTATCATTGCCAATAATCTCTCAATGCTCGCAGATGTAGCCGATAAAGATTCAGTAGAACAGAAACAAGTCGGAAATTCTATGATATACTTTAGAGGCACATGGACTAAAAAAGCGGCCATCATGGTCACAGCCGACAGATTAGTCCACGATGAGAAAGACAGCTCCAAATTAGACGTTGTGTCAGATTATCAAGCGCGTATTCAGCACTCAAAATTCAAACAGATTCATACATTCAGCCATCCGAGCCTACCAGAAACAGGAGTGCATACAGATTGGTTAAAGAGTGACCAAAAACACTGGTTCATAAAATGCCCACATTGCAATTACTGGCAATTCTTATCATGGGATACAGAAGATCCACGAAAGATGTCCATCGATATGGAAAGAGAAACTTTCATATGCAAGAAATGCAGAAAAGATTTACCAAACTATATCAGAGCGACTGGCCAATGGGTTGCTAAATATCCAAAGAATGAATGGAGCGGATACTGGGTATCAATGCTGATGGCTCCCTGGGTGACCGCTAAAGATATAATCAATAAATTTAGAGATCCGAACACGTCAACAGAGTTTTTTTATAATAAAGTATTGGGATTGCCATATGCTGACTCGTCTTCAAAACTATTAAGACAGAACTTCTTCCAAAATCTTACAGGATTACAATGGGCGCCAGATCAGAATGAAAGAGTTGTGATAGGAATTGATACGGGATTGAAACTTGATTACGTCATGGGAAACAGTCAAGGACTATTCTTTCATGGCGAAGCGAAAGATTATGACGAATTAGATGGATTGATGGAAAGATGGCCACGTGCAATCGCTGTGATTGACCAAGGAGGAGATTTAATAGGATCAAGAAAGTTTTATGAAAGATGGCGCGGAAGAGTAATACTCTGCATGCTTGGTGGCGATCGTAAAACAAAAGAATTGGTGAAATGGGGTAGGGGTGATGAAGAGGGTGCCGCTGTGGCCGATCGTAACAGAATGATTCAATTAGTTGTCGATGAATTCCGAAATAAAAGAGTTAAAGTGCATGGAACAGAAAGCGATTGGTACGAATACTGGCTTGATTGGAATAATCTTGCTAAAATAAAAGTATTAGATCCAGATACGAATCAAACTAAAGGATACAAATGGGTTCGCAGTGGTCGAGATCATAGAGCATTAGCAACAGTCTTCTGGAGAATAGGAATGAGTAGATTTGCTGGAATGGGTACTATCGTGACACCACCATCAGAAACAAAACCAACAAGCTATATGATCGAACCAAATAAAACAGTCAGCTTTAATCCAAAAGAGTTCTTCGACAAGTTAGAAGAAGAACAGGAATCTGACTGGCGAATCGTATGACAGAGATACAACAAGGCGTAAACATATTATTAACTAAAGAAGATGCCACGATATTCGTAGCATTCAAAAACAATCGAGATAAGTTTATTGAAATGCTAAAGGCTGGAGTGTTTAATTTAGAAAGCGGAAAAGTGGAAATAAATATAAATAATAATCAAATTCAAAATATTTATATCCATCAGATGACGTACAAACGGAGCGCGGTCGAGCTTCGTGATAATAAAAAGAATATAATACCATGAACGAAGAATTACAAAAGGAAGAGGGTTTAGAAGAAACTCAAACTCCTGAAGCTGTTGAAGTTGGCGAAGAAGAAACCGAAAAAAAACCTGAAACCGAAGAGGCGCAAGGTTCCGATGAGGGTGAAAAGACCGAAGACGAAGAAAGGTAAATCGCCGCATTGGTGCGGCCATGTGTCGCACCTACGCAGGAAATGGTAACTGCTCGCTTGTCGACCTTGGTGAGCATGTAAGTGGTTCGATTCCACATCCTGCTCCCATTGGTATGTCAAAGGTTATCCACAGGTTGCCATATTTGACAGAAATAAAAATATGCTATAATAAAAGTACGATATTTCAATAAGTGCTCTAACTCGGATGACGAGCGGGCTGTAGATTTCTTTCTACAGCCATTTTTAATTAAAAAAACACATGGGAGCTGATGATACTGGTATCCAAGGTTACGCATCTTTGGGTGCTGATATAAATAAAACAAAAACTGAAGTAACACCTGAAACAAAAGAGGGTGTTGTTTCTGATAAATTACCAGAATTAAATTTAGAGATGGAAGATTCGGAAATCATTAAACTAACAAATCGTTGGGAAAAGATTTGGAAAGAATCTCCAAAAAAAATAGAATGGGAAAAACAATGTGAAGAAAATGAAAAGTATTGGCTCGGACAACAATTTGATGGTCCCAAATTAGATAAGACCAGACCGCAGGTTGATAACGTTATATTCGAAGCATTTGAAACTTATTTGCCGCAAGTGACTCGAAGAAATCCAGATCCGTTAGTGACACTTGATGCAACAATAGAATCCACTCCCGAATACGAAAAGTATGTTGAAAAATTGAAAAAGAGATTGAGTGACTTGGCTGACAAGAATAAATTAAGATTGAAACTGAAGAAAGCGGCGCGACATTGGGGAATTTATTTAATAGGTGTTGCAAAGTTTGGATGGGATTTAGATAAAGATTTACCAATTGTAAGAATTGTTCGACCACATAAAATGATATTAGATCCAGATGCTATAATTGACGAAGATGGATACAATGGCAATCGCTTGGGTGAACATCGCAGAATGGAAGCATCTAAAATATTATCAATTATTGAGAATGAACCAAATTATGCAAAATCAAAGGAAAAGATTGATGAGTTAATAACCAAAGATGGCGAATTAAACACATCAACCGAAATTAGTTTCATAGAATGGTGGACTCCAGAATATATGTGTTGGAAGTTAGGTCAAGAAATATTACTTAAAAAGAAAAATCCTCATTGGAATTATGATAGAGAAGAAAATCAAACCTCTGTCGATACTTATGGAAATGAAAGTATTGTTCCAGAAGAAGTGAAAGGAATCAATCATTTCCCAGTACCAGAAATGCCATATAGATTCTTGACAGTGTTTAATCTTGGAGATCAACCAATGGATAAAACTTCATTGATTGGCCAGAATTTAGCAAATCAAGATTTAATCAACAAGAGAAATAAACAAATCGATAAGAATGCCGATAGAATGAATGGTGGAATGGTGGTATCGTTGGAAAAAACAGGATTGACTAAAGATCAAGCGAAAGGCGTATCTGATGCATTAAGAAAAGGCGGTGTAGTAGTTATTCCAACAGGAACTCCAAGAGAAGCCATAGATACATATAGCCCAAATGCATTACCATCCGACGTCTATATGCAATTGACAGATACGCGTGCAAGATTGCGTGATATATTCGGAGTAAAAGGATCATCTGCCGCTGGCCTTGAAACAGAAGATACGGTACGCGGAAAGATAATGAATAAAACTTTGGATACAGACAGAATCGGTGGTGGTGTAAGCGAATATCTCGAGCAATTCGCAGATGATATCTATAATTGGTTCGTTCAATTGCTCTATGTTTACGATCCAGGGTTTCAATTTATAAATGGCGGAACTCCTCCGAAAGTAAACATTTCAGTCAAAGAGGGATCATTATTGCCAAAGGATAGCACATCAATTGCCAATCAGGCGCTCGAATTAGCAAAAATTAACAGAATATCCAACATTGACCTCTATAAGCGCCTTGAATACCCAAATGCAGAAGAATTGGCTGCGAATGTATGGTTAGAAGCGAATGCTCCGCAGTTATTATTCAAAGATAATCCGTTGGTTCAAGAAGCTATCGCACAAGCGCAGGCTGCTCAAGCTCAAAAACAACAGGAAGAAATGCAGAATAAAGAAGTAGAACAGAGCGTAAATTTAGCTAAAGAAAAAATCAAAGCGTCGAATAAAGGAGTTGGGAATAAATCTATGTTAAAAGAAGTTCCTGCGACTCCAAAAAACTTATGAGCATGAGAAAAATAGTGCCAAAAGATAATAAGCCAATGACTGACACTCCATCCGTATCAAGCGATAGACCAATATATCCATATTTTAGAATTGAATTGCAACATTTACCAGAAGCTAAAAAATGGGATGTTGGCAAAGAGGGAGTGATTGCCATTAAATACAAATTGGTTGGCAAATCAATAAGCCGATACCAGAATGATGTAGAATTTGAAATTCATGGTATTGATCCAGATCCGAAAGAGTCTGATAAGAAAGAAGAATAAAATAACAAATTTAATCGTAATGCGTCGTTCCGTCGCCAGCGACAATAAATAAGTGGTCACGCAGTCCAATTTAATAAATAAAAATACTTCTATGAATGAAGATATTGTGGCGCAGTTCAAAGTAGAGGGGCAACCTGCCTTTCCTACAGAGGACACAGAGAACGATAACTCTGCTGATTCGCCATCAGGTGAAAAAACGAACATCGATCAGACCCAATCGCAAGAGGGGGGACAAAACTCTGGCGGTAAACAAGATGACGATGAGGGTAAAGATAAAAGTCGAGGATTTGCTGATGATCCTCGATGGATCGAGCGCGAAAAAGATTGGAAAGAACGTTTCAATACTCAAGAGCAAAGACATACCGAAGAACTTCAGCAATTAAGGGAAGAATTCATGGGTAAATCTAATAAAAATGATATTACCCCAGAAGACATCCCGAGTTGGTTTGGCGGCGATGCTGACCAATGGAAAGAGTTTTGCGACTACAATGGAAAACTCATAAAAGAAGCACAAGAGGGGGCCATTAAAATGATCACCTCTAAATCTGAAGAAGATCAAAAGCGTATTGATGAGGCGACTAAGTATTTTCAAGATACGGTCACTGAAATCGAAAGCGATAAATCTGTTAACCCACAAGGTGAAAAGATTGATCGCAATAAACTTTTGAAATTCGTGTTAGACAACGATTTAGTAGATAGTCAAGGGCGTTGGAATTATAGGGCTGGATTCTTAATGATGAAAGGCTCAGCAATAAATAACTCCAACATCCAAGATAAAAAGAAAATCGCTGGTGCCTCCATGGGTGGCAATAAAGCCGATGCCAAACAACCGAACATCACGACCTCCGAGGACTTCAAAAAACCTGGGAGCAGGCCGTGGTAAATCTAAAGTAATTTAAGTCGTCGATAAATTTAATTTCTTACACTTATGACAGAATTATATGGACAAAGGATACAAACTACAGTGCAAACTAAATACTTGCCATTCGTAGTGGATACTATCCTAAACTCAAACGTATTGTTCCAGAGAATAGTTCGTGGCGCAAAGAAATGGAGTGGCAGAACCTTAAGATGCCCAGTGAAAGTTTCTAAAAACTCAACTGGTACTTCTTTCAGAGGTTTTGATACTTTCTCTACTGCTGCTACTGACAATCGTCAATACATGGAGTACACACCATCTTTTTATCAGATTACATGTGCTCTTCCTGGCGATGAACTTTCTGTGGCCGATACCGAAGATAAGGTTCTCGACCTTATGAAACTTACCATTCAATCAGATACCGAAGATATGGCCGATGATTTAGGCACTATTTTCTATGCTGATGGTACTGGTAACGGCTCCAAAGATCCTTTGGGTCTCGCAGCCATCGTCGATGACGGTAGCTCCGTCGCATCAATCGGAGGTTTATCAAGATCTACCTATGCAACCTTGTGCTCAACAGTGACCGCTTCAGGCGGAACTTTGACATTGTCCAAAATGGATACCTTGCATGCCGCCGTTGCCTCTGGCGCACAAAAACCGACAGCATGGTTCACTACTGAAACCATCTTCAATTTGTACGGCCAATTGTTAAGACCGCAAGAAAGAATCATGAAAGAAGCCTCAAAGATGAAAGGCATGACTGGCGGTACTGGTTTCACTGCATTGGAATTCAATGCGAAACCGATCATCATGGATGAAAAATGCACCTCTGGCGCATTGATCGCCTTGAATGAAAGCTATGTTGACTGGTATGCATTACCATTCTTCGGCGCTAAACCGATCTCTTACAAGAGTCAGATCGAGGGCAATGACTACGAAGCCCCCATTGGATTAGGGTTCTCCTGGTCTGATTGGATTATTCCAGCAAATGCTGGTTCAGTAGTCGGCCATATTTACTTCGGTGGTCAGTTTATTACTACCAATCCGAAGAGGCATGGTAAATTAACAAGTATTACAGGAATCTAGTCGAGATCCTGTAACAATGTTGTTATCACCGCTGATGCTGGCGTATTGATAGTACACGCTAATAGCTAATAAAGTCGAATAATTATTAATTCAAACACATGAGCACACAATTAACAGGCGCAATAACAGTCGTAGCACAGCAATTACATTCCGAAAGTTCTACTGCTTTACACGATATAGGTTCTTTGGTTCACTCCAACGATGGAAGATCATACCGATATTGTAAAGCTGGTGGTACTGCTTTGGTCGCTGGAAAACTTCAGCAATCATCTGCAGAAGATACCACTAACTTCCAGAATCTAACTTGTGCTGTCAGCTCCGCTGGCGCAACCTCAATCACCACTACTTCAACAGTCACGTTGACTGCGAATCAATTGGCTGGTGGGTTGCTCACAGTAACTGCCGCTACTACTGGTGCTGGATTCCTCTATAAGATTAAAAGTCACGCTGCTGCAACTGCGGCCGTTGTAACCTTTAATTTAGAAGATCCAGTTGTGGTTGCTACCACAGGCACAGTGACTATAGATGCTGCTCCGAATCCGTACAGTGCGGTTATCGTTAATCCGACAACTGCTAGCTCTGCTGCGATCGGTGTTGCTATTTATAATATCACTGCCGCTTACTATGGCTGGTTACAAGTTGGAGGCGTTGCCTCAATCTTAAATGATGGAGGTTCAACAGTAGGAACTAACGTTTCTGCCTCTAACGCCACTGCTGGTGCTGTAGAAGCCGCTGTGACCGCCCAGGGTGCGATCGGTATCGCATTAACTGGCGTAGCCACCACCGAGTACGGTTTGGTCAAGTTATTCGGTCTCTAAACCGAAATCCTGCTCTTACTCTGGGTATTCTCAAAAGGAGTACCCAGCGATAAGAGTGGGAAATAATAAAGCCAGTGCTATAAATTGTCGGAGTCACTGGTACCGATAATAATGAGTGCAAAAAATAGGAAGTCACTCACCTATAAAACTATGAATCAACAAATATTTTCAACAGAAAAATTCGCTACTTTCACAAATTTTACAAACGAAGAATTCGTCGGATATTGGGATGGTAGATCAAAGAAATTCTTACCAGGTCAATCTCTTATGATGCCAGATTATATGGCAAAACACTTTGCCAAACATTTGGTAAATAAGGAATTATTAAGAACTGATAAGGGTGGAAATTTAATCTACAAAGATGGAGATAAAATGACATCTCCTAAATTCCCAGAGCAAGTTCCTTTATTTATGAAGTTGTTCAATCAGGCATATACTCCTGATGAATCGGCAGTTGAGGGTCCAGAAAAAAAGGAAGATATAGATTCAATTATTGAAAAGGCAAATAAAAAGAAAACAATAAATAAAGAACAACCGCAAGATCCGACACAACCGCAAATAGTTCTTCCACCTGAAGATGATGAAGATGAATCAGAAGAAGAATCATTTGAGGGAAAACCAGTCGAATCAAAAGGTTAATTTCAATCATAAAATATGACTCAAATACTATCAGCATTCTCTAGGGATGCCAATGGTGTTCCAATAACCAATAAGGGTTTAGTGGTCTCAAAATCAAGATCTTATGACGGCACTGCTGGGCTTGGCGCCCAAGGTGCAACTACACTATTCACAGTCACAGGTGACGTACTTGTGAGTGTTTTTGGTGTCTGCTCTGAAGATCTCGTATCCGCTGGCACCATAGAAATAGGCATATCTGGAAATACAGCGGCATTAATAGCTCAAACCACTCCGAATGGAATTGATAATGGTGAGGTTTGGGTAGACAATGCACCAGCCACAGTCGAAGCATATCCATCGGATAAAATCTTGACAGGTGGTACAGATATTATAGAAACCATTGCTACTGCTGACATCACTGATGGTACATTGACCATCTATTGCATTTGGTTTCCTTTATCCGACACTGGAAATGTAGTGGCTGCTTAAAAAAATGGATCTTCTCAATAAAGATGAGGTAAAAAAAGGAGTATCCCAAGCCGAGAAAGAATCTCGCGAAAGGATAGTTAAATATCAAATACAAGAAGCCGATTTAATTAAAAACATCAATGCCTTGTATGATAAATTTGAATCCGAAAAAAAGCGGATTGACAATGAATTATTCCTCATCGATAATAATCCAGCTTTAAAAGATAGAAAATCAATACTCCAATCCGAAGTAGAAGATTTGGAAAAAAGAAAAACAAAAGCATTAGAACCGATTACTGCTCAAAAGAAAGAAATTGAAGAAAGGATTTCTGAAGAAAAACAAATATTATCAAAAATTGAGAGTGAAAAATTAAAAATTAAAGAATCGGAAGAAAAATTGAAAGAACGTTTGGAAAAGGTTATTGAAAGAGAAGAATTAGTTGATGAAATCCATGAGAATTTAGATAGGCGCGAATCAGGGATAAAATCAGCAGAAGAAGAAATAAAACAACAGACAGAAAAATTAGGAAAAGAATGGATAAAATACAATCAGACGGTTTATAAAAAGAATTTAGAATTGGACAAACGTGAGGTAGAAATAGAAAATGAAGAAAATAATATAGTTTTTCAGAAGAAAATAATAGAAAAACAAAGAGAAACAAACGAGAATGAATCAGTCCGTCTGAAGCAGTATGATATATCTCTTAGAGATAAATATTTCACTTTAGAAAAGTCGATATCTTATCTTAATAATAAAAATTAAACAAAAACATGGCAAATGCAAAAAGAGATGATAATAGTGTGACTACGATGATCGCCGTTTCAAACGTCGATGGTTCGACACCAGTAGTCCTCTATGCAGATCCGACAACACACCGTTTGCTGGTAACTAATACCAACACGAATGGATCTGGCGCACCCGACACTACTCCAACACAGATTGGACAATTTTATGTTGATTACACGAATAAAAAACTTTATGTGTCAACTGGAATAAGTAGTAGTGCCGATTGGACAATTCTAAATTAAAAATATGAATACAATTACTCCTATTACCCCAATTACAATTAAAGGGGGAGTTGTTAGGGTTATAGATGATGCTACAGGGGATATAGCAAGGACTACAAGTGGGTGGATAGAAGATGAGAAGTATAGATTTTATATGTCTGTTGCAGCAACAGCCGTATCAGCAGAATTTGATAGTGCAGTAACTAGAACAGGTAAATATACACTTAAACTCTCAACAACTGACATAACTGGTAAAATTGTTACTGGATTATATACTGGATTGGGAGTTACTACAGCAACTGAAGCAGTTATTAAAAAATATGGTATTCCAGTTAAAGCATCTACTTCTTATAGATTAAAATGCTATGTAAAGACAAATAATGTAGCAGCAAACGCAGTTTATTTAGACGGTGCTTCTTTTACAGCAGATGGAACAGTTGTTAGTGGTTCAAGTTTTATAACTAATAAACTATCAGGAACAGAAGATTGGACACTATTAACTACCACATTCACCACTCCAGCAACAGCCGTATATCTTTCAATAAGACAATTAGTAAATGTCGCTGGCAACATCTCTGACGCTTGGTTTGACGTCAACTCAATGACCCTAGAAGAAGTATCTACTATAACTAATTCAGGTTCATATCCTGCATTATTTTATCCTAAATGCACAGCAGTAACGAGTACAGATAATATAGACCAGAGTTTTGGAGCAAGAGATAATTCAAACGCTTTTGGCGATGGAGCTTTGGGTCATCAGAAATCAGCAAAGGGAATAACCCCAACAAAGAAAAACTTTTCTGGTGTTATCGTTCAACGTGTCAATGGTGCTGGAACATATACTGGTGATGTTATAATATCGTTGCAAGCTGATAGTGGCACATCAAGGCCAAGTAATACTCCATTAAAATCAGTAACAATTCCAAACGCAACTTGGATGGGTTTAACTGCCGGTGTGGATTACGCTGTAATGTTTGATTATGTTGTCACTCCTGGCGTTAAATATTACATTGTTTTTGATAGCACAACTCAAGACGCTTTTAATTTTACTGCATACGGAGCAGTGGCCGCTACAGGAGAAAGATATTCTTATAATGGAACTTCTTGGGGGCCTGCAGCAGGAACTAATGGAGGCTCGATTAAAACCCTCTACTCTAAAAACACTACTAACTTCACAGTAAGAACAGATAATCAAACATTATCAGTAACTGCACCAACAACAGATGGATGGGATGACGGAGATATTATAGATACTTCAGATGGTACTTATGGGATAACTCCCTTAACTTTAGAACCTGGAGTTAATAATATTTATTACTCTTCCAATGGTTCATCAACAGCAGATGGAGAAGTAGACCCTAGTTTACAAGCGATTATTGGGGGAGGTATTCATTCTTTCGATTCAAGTGAAAATGCTTGTCGAGATGAAAATGGTGTACTTACACTAATTGCGACGGATAACATTGATCCCACTAAAATAGCAAAACTATATGCCGATCCCACTCTTCATTCAGTCATCGTAAGAGATGCTACTGAGGGTACGGATGCGGGTGGTACAATAGCACATAGGGATGAAAATTATAATACAGTTATCTTAGCTGTTTCAAGTGATGATGGTGTCACTCCTGTTGCTGTGTATATTAGGGGTATTACCCATGAGTTATTAATAGATTCTAATTAACTATTATGACATTAAAAGAAATTCTACCTCTTATAATTTCAGTATTCACGTTGCTTGGATTCCTTTTTGCTGCCTACAAATTCTTTCGAGATCCTGATATTAAAGCCGACAAATCTATTGATTTGTTAAAAGAGAAATTGAAATCGGCTGAAGCATTAAATATGGAAACAATTAAAACTATGCAAAATTGTTTGCATACTCTTACGAGTAAAGTAGAGAAATTGGATACCACTATTATTGATCAAGGAAAAGAATTAACTAAATTATCGACAATAATCGAAGAGCGTATTCCAAAAAAAGTATGATAGAACCATTAATCATCAACAATTTTAATGAAGGCGTAGCTGATTCCCCACATCAAGGGCATGCTTTGATGCGTAATTTGAATATATTTGAATATCCAGGAGCAATGAAAGCGGAAAAAATAAACTCAACATTCTTCCAAACTGCTATATCTCAAATATTCTCCGCAAATGATTCTACCGATATTATCCAAACAATAGAAAGTGTTGTTCCGATAACTGGTACTGCCGTGACAGTTAGTAGTACAGGAAGTTTACCGAGTCCTCTTTCTGCTGGAACGGTATATTTTATAATAAAAATTAGTGACAATACCGCAAAATTAGCTACCACATGGGCTAACGCAGATGCTGGTACTGCAATAAATTTGACAAATTCTGGTAGCGGAGTTCATACAATCGTCACAGTAAATCCAGGAGTAATAAATCATATAATAAGAGATACCAGAAGTAATTCAGTATACTATTTTCAAGATTCCAATGCTCGTATTTGGGTGACTTATGTCGGTGTTGCACATCTAGTAACTGGCAATACATTAACTGGTGGCCAAGGGAATGGTATCGTTCTATTCACCAATTCAAATAGTACCAAAGTCTACCTATTCGCGTTTAGAGATGCTGCTGTTGATGTTGTAGAAGTAACCGCCACGGCCAATTTTATGGCTCCCAGTTGGACTAATTCGTGGCAAGCATTAAATTCGGCAGTCGGATCAGCTAATAGTCATAATCCTATTGTCGGTCAAGATAATATAATATATTTCCCAGACGGAAGATATGTTGGAAGTATTAGAGAAAATGCTGGATCTGTATTTGCACCAGCGGATGCTGGGACTTATACATACAATAATCAGGCGCTTGATTTGCCTCAAGGTGAAGTTGCTTATTGGATTGAAGAATTAGGGATTAATCTTTTAATATCAGGAAATTCTTATAATAAGATATATCCGTGGGACAGAATTAGTGATTCATTTAATCTTCCATTAATAATTCCAGAAGATAATATATATCGATTAAAAAATATTGGAAATATTGTCTACATTCAAGCAGGGAAAAATGGAAATATCTATTACACACAAGGTTCATACGTCAAACATTTCAAGCACATTCCTGATTATATTACAAATAATTCAATATACGCTTATAGTAACATCACATGGGGTGGATTAGGAGTTAAGAATGGTTCTCTATTATGCGGAATATCCTCTCAATTAAATAGTGCCTGTAACGGAATTTATTTAATCGAATCAAATGGAATAATAACGCAAGACAATATTGCTCCAGGTACGGTTCTTCCATTATCTTTATTAACCGATACAGAATTATATTTTATAGGATATGATGGTGGGTGCAGTAAAGTTGGTTCTACAAGATACACCTCATATGAGTCAATATTTCAATCCGCACTTTACAGAGTGGCCACTAAAACTGAAAAAGCAACATATTCCACACTCGAAGTGGTAACCGCAAAACCTGCCGCGACTGGCCACATAAGAGTGAAATATAGACAAGATACATCCAGCTCATTCAGTAGTGCCATTGCTACGTTCACAGCTGACAGTTCCACGGTGGTATTCGAACAAGATATCGGATTGATAGATTTAGAAAATATCCAAATACAAGTAGAATTTGACGGTGCAGTCGAAATAGTAGAAATAAGATTATTACCATGAACGAAGAATTAGAGAAACAAGTAAATGATTTAATAAAAAGAGTAGGAAATCTTGAAAAAAGTCCGACGATTGCAGACCATTTTCATAATGGATTTGATGTTAGTAAAATTCAGAATTCAGATATTGCAGGAAGAAAGTTTTGGATAACATACACACTTTATGGCGCGACCGCCGCTACTGCTGCAAATTATGGAACATTCTTCATAAACAGAATTGCACCTTGCTATGTTTCCGCATTTTATGAGAATCATCAAGTGGCTGGAAGTGATGCTGGTGCTGTGACAGTGATGTTGGAAAAAATGACAGGTACTGAAGCGCCTGATGCTGGCGATGCGATTCTCGCGGCTGCACTTTCTTTGAAAGCGACGGCCAATACCATCCAAACAGGAATATTAACCAATACTTTGTTATATAGAAATTTAGCATTAGGGGATCGTTTAGGATTAAAAGATGCAGGAACTTTAACCAATGTTTCAAATGTCACAGTGTTCGTCGAACTGACATTAACATAAAAAAGTGATATAATAAGGTCATGCCATTCGTAAAAGGACATAAAATCAATGTAGGACATAAATGTTCTAATGAAACTCGAAAAAAGATAGGTATTGCCAATTCAAAATTAAGAATAAAAAAGATATGTATTTGCGGAAATAATTTCTATGTGTGGCCATCAAGAATAAATGCAAAATTTTGTTCAAGAAAATGCTCTAATAAATCAAAAATAGGAATATCATCATGGAATAAGGGTCTTATGGGATATAGAAAAGGGATAAAACATTCTTGGATTCCTAAAGGAGATAAACATTGGAGTTGGAAAGGGGGTCCGAAATTCTGGAAGAAAGATGATCGACATAATGATTCAATATATATAGGGTGGGTTTTACAAGTAAAGAATAGAGATGGATGGAAATGTAAAATTAACAATAAATATTGTATAGGTAAAATAGTCGCCCACCATATTCTTCCTTGGCGGGATTACCCAGAATTAAGATATAACGTAAATAATGGCATTACTTTATGCCAAGCTCATCATCCGAGAAAAAGAGCTGAAGAAAAACGGCTAATCTCAAAATTTCAAAGATTAGTGTCAGCTTCAAAAGAATTAATTTGAAATCGTACACAACTTTAAGAAATTTGTATGGAGTAGATACCAAGAATACAACCACCGCCAATCTTTCATATGGCGATGAGATTATGAATGATTTCTACCGAAAACTTCTTGCCAAAGCGGACTGGCCATTTTTGCATAGATTAAGAACGGCCACTACAGTCGCATCAACCACATTCGTCGCATTACCTTATGATGTCGATCAGGTTGAAAGTGTATTCGTGACAGTCGGTACTACTCGATATAATCCAAGACCAGCACCAAATAGACAATTCTGGGATAGATTACATTATTCAGTGCAAACATCAGATACTCCGCAATATTGGTTCGTTTATAACGGTGAAATTGGATTGTGGCCAAGACCATCAACCGCTGGAAATACGATTTCATTAAACGCAAAAGTTAGAGTGATAGATTTGAATACCGCAGACATTACTACAACAACAATCACAACCCTTGCCAATGCTTCAACCGCTTTGACGGTATCAGCTGGACTTACAGTGCAAATGGCTGGCTTTTGGATCAGACCAACATATGCAACCACCGCGAATTCTGGTGATGGAAATTGGTATGAATTATCATCTGTGACAAATGCTACCACTGGAACATTAGTTAGAAATTATGGAGGCACTTCAATTGCCGCTGGTACAGCCGCATGCACAATTGCTCAAATATCATTATTACCTGAAGCATTCCAAGATTTGCCAGAACTTTTTGCTGCCTACAAATATTGGTCCAAAGAGAAAGATTCTCGAGCCGCAGATTTCAAATCAATGCTTAACGAGGGGATCAGTGGACTTTTTAATGCTTATGGATTCAACGATTTAAGTATGGTTGTGGACTCAGGAGATGATGATGCGTCAATTATAAACCCAAATTTAACAATTTCATTATGACATTAGAAACCAGAAAAAAGATAAGTAAATCATTAAAACTTGCGTATATAAATGGTAAAAGACATACAATTCCTCCTTCGCAATTAGGAGTCAAACGTTCTCAAGAAACATGTAATAAAATAGGATTGATTAAAAGAGGTCATATAAAAACAAAAGAAACAAGGATTAAAATGAGTTTATCAATGATTGGGAAGAATTCTAAAGGAGGAATTACTCCTATGAATGCAAAGATAAGAAATAGTATCGAATTTAGATTGTGGCGTGAATCAGTCTTTGCCCGTGATAATTGGACTTGTCAGAAAACTGGAATAAAAGGCGGTAAATTACATCCACATCATATTCAGAACTTTGCTCAATATCCTGAACTTCGTTTTGCAATAGATAATGGTATTACATTAAGTAAAAAATCTCATGAGGAATTTCACAAAAAGTATGGTCGTAGAAATAACACTCTTGAGCAATTAAACGAGTTTTTATTAAATAAATAAAAAATATGGCAACATTTTCAATATCAAATATTTTCAAGTCGCTAACAGATCCTTTCGCTAAATTAGCAAAGAGCAATACTTTGCCGATCACGAGTAAACCGCAGACCAGTACATTGCCTGCGTCGATGTACATTCCAACACCATCTCAACAGAGTTCGTCAAGTATTCAGTCATCTAGTCAGAATTATCCAGCAATTCCAGCGACTAAAAGCCCAAATGCGAATACGACAACATGGCAAGGAAAACCTGCCTATTTTGGTGGTACCCCTGCGATTCCGCAGGTTAAAAACACTACAACCGCAAACAATGCCACTACTTCCCCACTCCCAGCCATACCCACTATTCCGACCGATAACACCGAGGGTGGCACTAAAATCGACACAGGAAGCACGTCAGGTGCCCCTAGGGCAACCGCTACACCGACAATCGACCCTTTATACCAAAAAGCCGTAGATGAAGCGGAAACTGCCTATAAGAAGTCATTAGAAGTGAGCGCAGATGAACTTGCCACTCAAGAAGATTTAGATAAATTAACCGAATCGGCAAGAAAAGGATATTTGAATGCTTCAAATCAGGCCATTCCAATGGAATTCATTACTGGTCAACTTTCCGCCATCGAAAAACGTGCGACGAATTTAGCCGAGCCTTTAGAAACAAAATTAGCAAGATTACAAGCAGCCAGAACTGCATCATTAGAAGCTTCAAAATTTGCATTAGATCGAGCCGATAAAGAATTGGCTGCAGAAAAATCCAAATATGGATACACTGCACCAGTTTCAGTATCTCCTGGGTCCACATTAGTAGATCCGAAAACAGGTAAAGCAATTTACACTGCTCCATCCGCAACAGAAAATAAAGCTCCAACTACTATGGAAACTTCTGCAGGAATTATGCAATGGAATCCTGATACTAAAAAATGGGAGTCAACAGGATATAGTAAACCATCATCAGAAACCGCAATTAAGAATGCTCAAGAAAAATCTGATGCCGAAATTGCTAAAAAAAATCAGGCAGGTGAAACAATATCTTTGGTCAATAATTTATTGGCCAGTGGAAAAACTGGTAGCATCACAGGTGTTGGCCAAAATCTATTCAATGCTTTAGGAGTATCAAATGCGACATTATTGAATCAATATAAAACTCTAAAATCTAAATTGGCCATTGGCGCCAGACAATTGATTAAAGGACAAGGTCAGGTTTCTGATTATGAAGCCAAAACACTTGCCGATTCCGCTTCTACTCTTGGCCGCAATTTATCAAACGCAGAATTTGATAAAGAATTAAAGAGAATTAGAGGTGTATTAAAGACAAACACAGGACTCACAACCCCAGTAACAATAACAAATCCTAATACAGGCGAAAAGATTACTGCCGAATTAGGAGGCGATGAAATTTACGCATTAATAGTCGAGGGTAACACGGTGGAATACCAATAAAAATATGGCAACATCATTTGGTAAACTAAAACAAGGAACCGCCACTCAAAATGGTACTCAAAATAAAATGAGTGCTTTTGAAGCCTTAAAACAGAAAGTGCAGGCGGAACAATCAGGTCAAGTTATTGCCGAAAATACGGCACAAAATCAACCACAAGAGGGTGATGGATTTCTAAAATCTCTCATAAAAGAGCCGATTAAAACATTATTGGTAAAACCTGCCGTAAGAACTGCACAAGCCTTAACGGCTATTCCTACCTATGCGTTAGGTAGTGAAGAATCTAAAAGAAAGATGGATATTGCCCTTTCTAAAGATCAAGAAATTGATGTTCCTATCCTCGGTAAATATAATATTGAAGCGGTAAAACCAGGAGTATCAGGTATAAAACAGGTGGGCGGTGAAGCATTAGAAAGTGCCTCATATTTATTGCCCACTGGTGGCGCTGCGAAAGTAGGGGTTCAGGGTGCTGGCCAGATCGTAAAACAAGGATTAAAAACTGCAGTAACTCAAGGCGCCAAGACAGGTGCTGTTGCTGGTGGCATGTTCGGCGCAGGCGAAGCATTGCAACAAGATGAAAATGCTGCAGGAGTTCTAAAGGGTGCGGCGACTGGCGCTGCCTTTGGTGGCGCGGCAGGTGCTGCGATACCAGTTGTGGCCGCAGGTGCCAGCAAAGTGATGAAACCAGTGATTAATAAAGTAAAGACATCAATGGCTAATAGAGCAGTACAGAAAACTGCTGATTTAGCTGATGAGGGGTTAACTGCTGCTGGTAAAATTTTACAAGGCGAAAAGAAAACCGCTGAATTGGGTGCAAAAGTTTTATCAAAAATAGATACTACTGGTGTTCAAACTTACGATGATTTATCAAGAGCATTAGAAAGTAATATAGATAAGGGATTGAATCAGGTTGATGAGGCGTTTTCAAAATCTTCACAAAATATTCCTATTAAACAATTAGATAGAGTTGTCACCGCAGAAGTTGCTGGTAGACAAACAAAAGCTACATCAAATTTTGTTAAGGAGGCATTAACAGATTTAGAGGAACTTTATACCAAAACAAGAAATCCAGCAGAAAGATTAAGAATAAAATCTATCGCTTCAAAAGCGGCCAAAGATGGATTGACTCCAACAGAAATTAATTCTATAGCCAGAGAATATGGTTCAACATTCAAACAGAAAGCATTTAATAAGATTGGTGATCCTCTTACCAGTGTTAATGCGGTAACTTATGAAAATACAAGAAAAGGATTGAAAGAAACTGCCCGATCATTCTTACCAGATGAGAATTTGAAATCAATGGATAAAGATATTAGTGATATGATTAGAGTTAAAACTTATGTTGATAAAATGAAAACCAGAGTAAATGCTTTAGAACAGAAAGTTAAAGAAAGAAACATATTTGAGAAATTATCCAGAGCAGTTGCTGGTGGTATTGATCTTGTGACTCTTGGAGGTCCAAAAGCATTTATCACAAAATTATTCTTACCATCCAACGTAGGATTAAAAACAATGAATGCTTTAGATTTGCAAAAAGAATTGGCTAAAAATTTACAAATTATCAGTAAATTAGAGAATTCTTCTGATAACGTGATAATTTCTACAATTAAGAATATGGCCAGAAAATCTGGTATATTACCAAAAAGCACATTAGGAAAACCAGTGGTGCCAGAAGTATTAGGAGCAGAAACATCTGCGATTTTACAAACTAAACCAAAGACGGTATTCGGCACTAAGTTATCCACTTCTGCAGTTGCTAAAAAGCCGACCGCACGCTATAATGAAAGTATGAAAAACCCATCAAAACTTACGAAATCACAATTAGAAACAATTCAATACGGTGCAAAGAAACCAACAGAACCACGCGGCGCTACTCAATTAAGATCTAAACTTAATGATGAATCAAAAACCAAAGCTCAAGAATTTATTAATAAATCAGATGCTGCTCTTTCTGCGGATAGAAAATTAATTAAGGAAATGGAAGATTATGCACAAACATTATTTGATTCTGGAATGAGTAAAAAACGCGTAGAAAATGAGATAAAAAATGAATTTACTAATTCTAGTTGGGATGATATAGAAGAAATAGTTTTATCACTTAAAAAGCAGAAACCATCCATTCCGAAAGTAACCGCAGAAGAATCAGGAATAACATTCGGAAATAGTGTAGATAAGAAAATTGAAGAACTTTATCATGCTGGATTGAATGCAAAAGAGATTTCTAAAAGAATTGGCGAGGATGTAGATGATATCGCACAATATATCCGAAATATTAAATCAGAAGAACGTTCTACAGATTTCACTGAAGCCATGAAATCAAATAATCCATCAGTTCCAAAATATGATAATTTAATCCGATTTGCAAAAGAAATAGTTAATACAGCGAGTAAGAATAAATCAATTAGTGGCATGCCAGGAATACCAAATATAATTTCTGAAGCAAAAAAAAGAGGAGTTGAAATTAGAAGATGGAAAGTAGATGGTTATTATATGTGGCATTTATTAGATACTAATGCCGATGATTTGATTGATTCTTATGCAAGTAAGGATGATGCTATTGCTGACTTGGCAGATAGGATGATAAATGAACTTAATTCAGAGGTTAAGAAAAAAAGACCAGCTATTCCAAATATGAATAAGACAATTAAAGAGTATCCATTATCTGCAGGAAGAGTTGGAGATAAATATAAAGGAGGTATTATCATAAAAATTGATAGAAAGAATGCGACGGCTTTGGTAGAATCAAAAAGGCAAAAACCAGCTATTCCAAACTCAAAAAAATCATTGGGCGAGATCCCTGAAACTAATTCAATATCAAAAATAAAGATAGGAAATGAAAATCCAGATTTTGGGAAAGCAAAAAATGTTTCTATGAGTGACTTAGTTCCAAGTGA